GGCGTCAGGTGGAACAGGCGGCGGTGGTAACTCACAAGGTGGTGGTCCGTCGTTATCAGGAACCGTGAACACAGGTGGTGGTGGCGGTGGTGGTTGCGGTTCCTCAAACAGTGGCGGCGCAGGTGGTTCAGGAATTGTCATTCTTAAATACCCAGACACCCAAACAATTACAATTGGCGGTGGTTTGACGGGTTCAACAGGTAGTCCTTCAGGCGGCTACAAAGTTACAACAATTACGGCAGGCACTGGAAACGTGAGTTGGGCATAATGGCACACTACGCATTTATTGACGAAAATAATTTGGTCACCGAAGTCATTGTCGGAATTGACGAAACCAAAAAAATTGAAGGTTTATTGCCTGAGATTTGGTACGCTAATTTTAGAAATCAGACATGCAAGCGCACTTCATACAATGCAAAGATTCGCAAGAATTTTGCGGGCGTTGGTTATACCTATGACGCAATGCGCGACGCATTTATTGAACCCGAACCAGTAGGGCACTTAGGTTTTAACGAAGAAACTTGCAAATGGATAATGCCAACAATTGAGGAAAAGCCATGACATACCCTGACGGTACAAATGCACGTTTGATTGAGGTTGCAGCAGCTGAGGTCGGCACAATTGAAGAAGGCGACAACCTGACAAAGTACGGCAAATTTACAAAGGCAGACGGTTTGCCCTGGTGCGGTTCGTTCGTCAATTGGTGTGCAGCCGAAGCAAAAGTCAAGATTCATTCAGTCGTTGGCACTGCCGTTGGCGCACATAAATTCAAGGAAATTCAACGCTGGTCAACCATGCCGCAGTTGGGCTATTTGGCTTTTATGGATTTCCCACATGACGGCATTGACCGCATTTCACACATTGGAATTGTCGTGGGACTTATTGACTCAAAGACTTGTTTGACAATTGAAGGCAACACCAGCGGTACAGGCGATCAGCGCAACGGGGGCATGGTCATGGTTAAGGTTCGAAAGATTGGGACTGAAATTGTTGGGTTTGGAATTCCAAAGTTTGTCCCATACCAGGGCGAATTCCCAACAATAGAAATGCCAAAATCGGGAGACAAACCGAAAAAGGAGAAAAAGAAATGAACAAAGCCAAAGCCTTAGCAGCCTCATGGGGACGCTCATTCATGGCAGCAGCACTTGCCCTATACATGGCGGGCGTTACTGACCCAAAGACACTTGCAATGGCAGGAGTCGCAGCGGTTGCACCAGTAATCTTGCGTGCTTTAAATCCAAAAGATAATAGTTTCGGCGTTACGGGGCAATGACGCCAAACGAATGGGCGGCGGTCGGTGGTTTAGTCCTTTCGTCACTGGCTGCCGTCTATGCGTCCATGCGATTCATAGTTAAGTCAATCATGCGCGAACTCATGCCCAACGGTGGCAATTCATTGAAAGATCAAGTCAACCGAATCGAAGCGAGATTGGATTCATTGGTTGACAAATTGCTGGGCGACACGCCGTAAGGCACGCAAGGTTCTTGACCGCGCGTTGATCATGCGTCACCCTGAGTCCAGGTGGTAGTCGTTACCACCAAGAATCGGGAGAATTCAAAATGGTACTTGATCTATTAGACCCCGCAACATTGGGGCGTTTGACCATGCTGGCAATCTTGCTGGTCATGGCAGCAGCGGTTGGTTATGCAATGGGACACAAAGACGGAAGCCGTGAAGGTTACATTCGCGGTCGTGCGGTCAGTCGTCACATTTCAGCTGCTAACAAGGCGGTGAAATAAATGGGGTTCTTGGATAACTACGAGGCTTCACGCGAAAGATTAGAACGCTGGAATCGCACATTCCCATTGGGACGCATTGAAACACGGATTGTGGAATTTAGTGCTGAGAAGGGTTATGTCCTAGTCGAAGCAAAAGCGTTTCGAAATGATACTGATCTGAACCCCGCTGGCATTGACTACGCCTACGGATACCAGGGCGCGTATCAACAAAACATGAAACGCTGGTTTGTCGAAGATACGACAACTTCAGCAATTATGCGCGTGCAGGTGCTAGTTATGGGCGGGGCTGAAAAGGCAACGCGCGAGATAATGGAACAGGTTGAACGTACGTCAGCCAAGATCGCGAACGTTGACACCAACGATTATTGGACAACCAAATTTGGTGACGTGCCTAGTTACAAAACAGCCGACGAAGCCGAACAGGCAGGAATTCCGTCGTTGGGTTCAAGCATGGACGAAGTCAAAAAGCAGTTGGGCGGTGAATTAGTTAAGGAAGCACCGCAGTGCGCACATGGACACATGATTTGGAAGCAATCACATGACGGCGCACCAAAAACGTGGGGCGGTTATTTCTGCACCGAGCGCACAAAGGCAACACAGTGCCCACCACGCTGGCACGTTCTATCCAGCGACGGCAAATGGAAGCCACAGGTGTGATGAATGAGCGAATACATGGAAATAATTAACCCGCAAACCATGATTGGCAAACTGCTCAAAAACGGTGAAGTGGTCGAAGAATACAAAATGGAACAGTGCGACAAATGCTCAATCTTGACCCGCTTGGACGCTTTCGGGTATCAAAAGGGTTTTGGCAATGAAAAGGTCATTTGGTTTTGCATTGGTTGCAGATGAAAATGCAATTGACCCGTGAGCAACAGATAACATGCCACGAAGCAGCGATCAGCCACTATAAGGCAGACACGTTCCTGCACCCTGGCATGGATTCGACTTACACAAAAGACAAAAACCTGCATGAGTTAATTGCACAATACGCCGAAGCCCTGGGGGCTGAATGGATTGTTGCCAAATACTTAGGTGTTCACTATGACCCATTTGTTTCAAAGCACAAAGAAGCAGCTGACGTGGCAAGCAACATTGAAGTGCGTTGGACTAAGTACGTTGCCGGGCAGTTGATCGTCCACGAATACGATCGCTCAAATGACATTGCCATTCTTGTGACAGGTCAAGCACCGCACTATTTCATTGCGGGTTGGATTCCCATTGCAATGGCACAACGCCCAAAGTATCGCCACAGTAAGCAGCCAAATTGGTGGGTCACACAAATCAACCTTCAGCCGATTGAGAATTTGAGGAAATCCAATTATGGACAAAGTTCAATTTGAATGTCGCATGTGCAAGAAGAAAACCAATCAAATCATTGTCAAGATAACGGATTTACTGCCACCAGGTGTCGAGACAATTCAATGCCTGGTGTGCAGTTCAATGACAGTTGCACAGATTGGACAGTCAAATGCCGATCTATGAGTTTAAATGCCAGGTGTGCCAAATCAGTGTTGAAGTGGATAGAAGTATCCACGAGGAACGTGAACCAATCTGCTGCGGTACAAACATGAGTCGGGTGTACTCAACCTTTGGCATTTCATTTAAAGGTGAAGGGTGGGGACACCAATGAAGGGTTATCCACAGGCGTTATGCACAAGGGTGCAAAACTTGTGGGACACGCCCAAGCCCATGCGTGAAGTTGTTAGTCACTTGACTTGGTGCTGTACGCTGGACGCATACAACAAACACCCCGATTTTAGGGATTTAGACAAGAATGAAGTTCTTTCAAATAATCTTGAAAAGAAAAAGATAAATAAAAAAAGACTTCAATTGTTGCTGTTAATCACTGGCTTCGTCGCAACAATAGGTGCAAGCCCTGCCAATTCAGCTGCGTATTCAATAGATCACTTGAAACTCTATGCACATTCAAGGTTGCTGGATTACAAAGAGTTTCAGTGTTTCAACAAAATAATTACAAAGGAATCAAGGTGGTCATACACTGCACGTAACGGGTCGCATTATGGATTGGGTCAAATGAGATCAAAGCATTACCGTGACCTTGACCCTTTCAGACAGTTGGACGCAACCATTCGTTATGTAACAATTCGTTATCAAACGCCATGTAAGGCATGGACGTTTCACGTGAAACATGGGTATTACTAATGAGCGCATTGAAAGACAATGGCAGCACAAGCCAATGGCGTAAGATAAGGCAACGCATACTGCAACGAGACGGTCACACTTGTCAGCATTGTGGAATGGAAGGCAATTCAGTTGACCACATAATTCCAAGAAGCCTGAATGGAACGGACGAAGACTGGAATTTGCAAACCTTATGCGTAAGTTGTAATTCTGCTAAGGGCGGGCGGTTTTTTAATAGCACACCGACAC